GCTCTTGATATAACATTGACCGTTGATAATGTGCCGACACGAGTATTGTTTGATTTGTGGGCAATGACGGGAGGAAATTAATAATGGCACTTGACATAGGTTGCATTATAACCACACCTCCTTTAATTATTGGAATTACACCTAGTATTTGATGCACACCTTTCTTCTCTATATTTCCTATAAGTTTTGGCTGCACTAATAGCCCTCACTTCTTTGTTTTTGTGGTAGAACGCACGAGCCCTCTCTTGTATCTGACCCCGGTTTTCATTACGATAGGCAACCTGCTTTTCCAATATCTCGTCTATATTCTCTTTACGATAGAGCGCACTTTTAACTTGTAATACCTCTTTATTTTCTACGCAATATTGGGCGTTATAAATTTTAATTTCTTCCTTCCTGCCGTCGCGATACCTCTGTGATTTACCCTTACGTTTATCATCTGACTTTTTCACAGTAGCTCTTCGTTTTTCAGGATCAGCTTTTCTAGCAACTTCACATTTCTTTAATAATTTCGCCTTCGTTTCCGGGTTAACCCAATTCTTTTTATGATATGTTTTATTGTATTCTTTTTTACAAAGAACACAGGCACCATTGTTAACTCTACGGGGGCTTATGTGGCCTTTCTTACATTTTTCTATCAGGAAATATAATTTAATCCCGCGCTCTTTCGCTGTTGCTTGATCGATGGCAACAAACATATAGGTGTAATTCCAATAATTAAAGGAGGTGTGGTTATAATGCAACCTATGTCAAGTGCCATTATTAATTTCCTCCCGTCATTGCCCACAAATCAAACAATACTCGTGTCGGCACATTATCAACGGTCAATGTTATATCAAGAGCTGCACCGTTGAGAGTAAATAGCGTATTTACTTCAATTTCATCTAACAGATCTTCATCAATAAACCATTGCAAACCATTCTCAGCATATGTTTTCAAATCGTTAAGTGTATCACTTGTGCGCCTGGATTGATCAACTAGCCAAACTTTTGACCCAATTGGAAATTCTTGGTCTTCATTGCCTACCCACCCTCGGCGCAATTGTGGTGTCGGCACTTCATCTGCGCTAGCTCTCTTTTCTGATAATATCGACATTTGTAAGGCGGTATCAAAGCCTTGAACCGTTTCAAAGTCGCCATCATCGCCAAATGCAACTTGCCACTTGTTAGACGCATTCTGAGCTAACTTGATGTCAATCCGATTTGCCACTGTCAACCCTCTTAATTGGCTGTGTTATTGCCACTGCCAGATGTAATCGTACCATTAGCAGTACCAGCACTACTACCACCGGTTATTGTCACCTGAACAGGATCACCAGCTCTTGCTATGGCTGCTCCGCCTCCACCTAACTCAGCATTACCCTCTATGGCAATGTCGCCAGCAATGCCCACAGAGCCTGTCATTGAACTAGTTCCTGTGATAGCCAAGCTACCTCCAGCGGCTATATTACCAACCACAACTGCATTACCTTCAACCAATAAATCACCGGTCAGTAGAGTTAACGGCGAATCAACAGTGAACAGGCTAGTTTTTGCTGTTATGGTGCCATCTGCAGCCATGGTTATTACACCGCCGCCGCCGGACGTGGCAACAATAGACCCATCATCTCCCATGTTTACATTGCCGCCACCTTTCGCAGTGGCAACTATGGCATCTTCAGCCATAAACAATGTAGAACCGGATTTATCGGTAACGGTAATCTCACCACCACCGTTGCCTTCATCATCCTCGCCGCTTATAACGACAGAGGCTCCAGTTTTACTTTTTATATTGATTTCACCGTTATTCAACCAAAGACTGAAGGTGTCATTAAGAAAATTACCAAACGCGGCATCACCTGGCTCTAACCCTTCTGGTCGAATATCGGCTTTATAAAGTATCCCAACTTGGTTTTCTTCAATACCGTTAATGCTCCAGCTGACACCATGGGAATCATTAGGTGGAACGGCAAACATTCCATAAGGGTTTAATAATTCTATTGGGTTATCATCGCTACCCCAATAACTAACAGACACCGTTGGGTAAGTCCCTTTATCTTTTACAGATTTTTTTAAGAGTACCCGGTTTGTTAATGACAAAACGCGACTAAGCAAGTCAGATTTCATGAGTCACCCCACCTAAGTCCACTTTTATTTTTATCCTCATCGTTTGTAGTTATTTCAGCTTGAAAGCTAGATGGATCGACAAGTGTAACGGTAGTTTCTGATCCATTATCATGGTCAACAGACCATTCAATATCCCGAATTAAATAACCACCATTTATATCTGAAAAATCATCATTAACGCCAATCACGGCATTTAACAACCAGGGAATATTTTTACCTTCAACTGTTGCTGAATGACCGGCGAAAGTTGGCATGTAAGTAAATGAGTTTGACTTTCTTAGATTGGCTTCCCACTTAGCACGTTGCTTGCAATTGCCGCCATCACCTGAAGCTTCATTCTTGAATGTATATTCTCTACTAGGTCGAATATTTTCCATATCTTTATCAATAGCAATACCTTCTGTAATATTGTGCGTTTGGATTTTATCATCAACAACAGCTTCACTAAAATCTGAAGCTGACGCATTGCCTTGAGATATGCAAGTGTATTTAGCGAATCGTTGCGTGTAATCTCTATTTAATGTTGCGCGCTTAATGTTGTTGCTTTGCGCACCCAAAGAATTCATAGCCGTAACTGATCGCATTGATTCAAAGTCTGGATTAGCTTGACTAAAGTGCAACGCCTTGTCACCTAGCGTATACATGATAAGTTGCCGCTTTCTGGCATATGTGTCAATAAACTCTAAGCAGTTTTGACCTGCCGCCCATTTTACTACTTCATTTTTTTCAAATGAATCTGTAGCGCCCGGATCGGATAATATTAATTTAGGTTGATCTTTTGGTATGCCGCAAGATCTTAGGGCTTCCTCCACTATTTCAAGTATAGTCTTAGGCAGTACAATACTTTTGGCCACTGGAAATGTAGCGTCAATTAGATCGGCTGTAACGTCTCGACCAGAAAATATAACGTTGTGTGATCCAGAATCATAGGAAACATCAACCCTCTCTACAAAGCCATTAACTTTATCAACACCATCAACTTGCACTACACATTGGTCGCCAATCTGTACAGGATAAGGTGAATTTCTATCTGGTTTGAATTTGTCTCCCTGCGTTACATCAGAGGTTGACTCAAAACTAAATTCACCACTTACAGCGATCAAAGTTTGCTTGCATCGAGCGCTAGTAAAGTTTGTCAACTCAGTTCTTTTGCCGCTTACACCGATAACAAATATATTAATCATCTATTAAAATCTCAAAATCACCACTAACGTCCGATGCATTACCTACGGTATTTAAGCTTATTAATAAATTTACCTTATCCGTGTTGCCATAATATTGATGAGCAATTGTTTGCACTGTTTGTGGTTGGGTTCTCACTGTATCAACATCAAAGGCAGCTAATCTTGCTTGTTCCATAAATACACTGAAATCATCACGTAAAGTTAATAACTGACTGAGAGTCTCGCTATCCATAAAAATGAAAGTGTCATTATTAGGTTCACCGGTTTGTATTTGTGTAACTATTTTGTTGAATTGGTCGTCAAGTAATGATGTTACCGCATCAACAGACTCAACAGTTCCTAGACGGCCAATAGCAGTGGCTGCCGTTGAAGTTCCTACAATACCTATGTCGGTGTCTACTGCTGCGGCACCACTGAAATCAATCTCTGCTGTTGCAACATAAGCATTAACCAATGCCGCTGTTTGCATAAATGTCTTAATTGCGTTTTGGTTCTGTTGCCTAGCAATGGCTGTAGTTGTATTTGGCGTCACTTGAGGTATTGGACTTAGAGGCTCTATCAAACTCCCTAATACACCAAATTTGTCTGTTTGATCTACCGTATCACCAAAGCTAAAAAGCTTTGACAGCATATCTAAGGCTGCTTGCGGAGTAGCTGCCAACTCAATAAGAGAATTGAATACACCATCTATGGCGTTCATCAATAGTTGAGGTGTATTCATTAGTCGAGTAATATTATTTGTAAATTTATCTATTTCATTTTTAACTGCACTGATAGATCCAACCGTTGCATTAACCGCTATAAAGACAATATTAAATGAGTCGCCAACACCATCAAGAACGCCCTGTAATTTCTTAAAATTACTATTGTTGTTAATGTCTAGAGCTTCTGCTACTTTTTCCCCAAACTGCCTATTCAGTTCGTCAGCTTGTTCGCTTAAAGACTTTACGGTAACGTCTGTTATTGTTGGCTCTGTTGCGTTTCCTTGAGATGGCAAAGGAACTTCGGCTAACTCAAGTTTAATGGTTGCTTGCCCCAAAGCTCTATCATTTTGCGTAACATTATAACGAATAGGGAATACGTTTTTATCGCCCTCAAAAGGATGGCGAAAAAGAGTTTCATCGTTTGTCTTCATTACTTTTTTAAGTTGTTTTAATGTTTGCGTATAGTTAGGACCGGCAATAACAGCGTCAACAGTAAAAATATCATTAAGCACGCCTAAGCTTTCAACAAATCTATTACCACTATTTACAAACTCATGAATAATTGTTTTTTGGCCGCCGCTCTCTTGAACACCATCCCATAAGAACTTTACTTTTCCAAGCTCAGCTTCAAATAATTTTTCTTGATCGAATAAAGCGGTCATTACTGTGAACCTGCAGGACCAAAAACAGCATTAAACCCTAAGTTAAAATGTGTTTTTGTATTGTTTGAAGATTCATGCATTGTATTTATTTTAAGTCCTCGATCCAATCCAATTTGCAAAAAGGTTTCGCTGATAGCGTTTTCAATGGGGTTGTATACCGGGGCCAATAAAGGCGGCGCTTGAGGATACATGCGATCAATTCCAGAGCTTAAGCTATTTAACATATCCCCTGCACTGTTTGCTATGATTCCGGCAATGTCGCCAAGCTCGGAGGCTGTTTTACCTCCAGAAATAAAACGAACCAAAAGACCTGGAGACTCAATAATTTTCTTTACCCAGTCTGGCATAGAAACGCCAAACGACTTACCAAACTCAATAGCTCTGTCAACCAACCTACCCATTAAACCCCAAATTGATTTTAATAAATTTCTGAAAGGCTTCCAGTCAGCCATAACTGTAATAGCGCCAATAGCTAACATTAATATTTTTAACGGAAGAAGTATGTTAGACAATCCAGATGCAATCAGTTTTAAAATTCGAAACTTATTTACCAATGCTATTAATTTAGTAGGAGCGTTAAACAGAAACAAAAAAGCAGTCTTAAGAAGACCAAAAGCACTAACTAAACGCCCAACAATAAAAACAACCGGACCCAATAAAATAGCAAATAGAGTTGCCCAAATAAGCAACTTACCCTGCCACCCAGAATCTTTCTTCATTCTCATAAACCATGACTGAACACTTTGAAGCTTCTCTGTGACCGCAATCAACCCAACTTTTACACCTAATGTTTTTTCTATTAAATCGCCAAAGGATGCGGCTGTAGTATTTATCACATCAACAAAGTTAGACCACCTACCGCCAAGTGTTTTAACTTGCCTTTCCATACCTTTAAAAAATGGTTGACCTTCAGAAACTAAATGACGCATTGCTTTTTCGACAAGCTCAAACGGTATAGAGCCAGCCTCCATAGCTTCGAAAAAATCCTTACTAGTTGCTAAATCAAGACCTTTTAACTCTCTCTTCACATTAACAATATCAAGAATAGCCTGTTTGATGGGGATACCGGCAGTTGCAAATTGCTTGAAATCCATCATTTGCATTTTACCGATACCTTTTATCTGAGCCATATTTATAGCAATAGCGTTAAGATCGGCGGTTGGTGATAATGCAGTAAGATCGCCCAGCAATGTCATAAGGTCAATTATACCTTCTGGCGTTTTAGCTAGACCCATTGACAATA